TGGGTCGTAGTCGAGGCATGAGCCGTGGTTTTGGAAGAGGTAGGCGGTTTGGTCGTGGTTTCCGTCGAGGGCGACGATTTGGTCGTGGATTTGGCAGACGTGGTTATGGTAGACGCTACTGGGGTTATCCCCATTATTATACTGGTAGCTATTATCCTTATTACAATGGATATTATGGTAGTTACTATACTTATCCATGGTATCACCCATATTCTTGGTTGGGTTGGGGAAGTTATGATAGTTGTCATGATTACGCCACTACTCAGTGTATAGGATCCATTTATCCTGAGCGCTGTTACGCCAATCACTATGAACGTTGCCGAATTGGACTATAATATATATCTTGCTTTGTATGGATACTATTTATAACTCAAAATTTTCTAATATTTTGGATATAATATTTTGGATATAATATATAGATATAGTGATTGATGATTGGTGGTGAGTGTGCCTATTGCCAATACACTACTTTTTTGCCAATTAAGTGTCAATTTTGTAAAAAAGAATATTGTGAGCGTCATTATCAGCCGGGGGATCATCGATGTCCAAAATATATCACACATAAACATTCCACTGAAAAATCGAAGGAACAGTTCAAGGAACTAAATAGTTTAAGGTGTATTTATCCCAAGTGTCGCAATTGTTTAACATTTGCTTGTTCGACTTGTGGTAAGAATATTTGTGCTTACCATCGGTTTCCTCATAGTGAAACTTGCCAAAAGCAAAATTAACATGAAGTTCCGTTTCATATACGGCATCATTATGATAGGGGATCTTTATCTATTGTGACCTTATTTTATCGTAAAGGTATTAAAATTGAATTATTTTATGATATTATAAAACCCAACTTGTAACTTAATCTCTTGTTTTGTATTATTAACTTAACTGTTTAGATAATGTTTGTTGAAAATCTAAGAAACAATGATTCACACTACTTTTGGAATCAGGTAAATAAATACAGTAATCAGATTTCTATTTTTTTAGGGACCATCAAAATAAACACTAAAATAGAAGATTATTCAGAATTTATTTCTACGATTTTAGAAGACGTTGAAAATAAAATGGCGAATAAGGGGGTAAGTAATGATTTTTATTTGAAATTATTATACGACATTGATAATAGCAGTCAACCTGTTTTGCATTATTTGTTAGTTATAAATCGTGATCGATTACCAAATTTCAACCGGACACTATTATATGGTATATCTACATTAAATAATATCGATCAGAGGTTAGTAAATTTCAGAAAACAAATTGATCATTATTTGGAATATCATGATGCTTATGGCTACCGGAGAATAAATACCTTTACTGCTGGAGGTAAAAAAACCAGCAAGGAAACAAAGGATCCCAAACGTCCAAGTGTGATAAAGGGCCCTAGAAAACGTCTATCTTGCCGAGCAATTTGACTTAACAATATATATCAACTTTCTTAGCCTAGAAAGTTGATATGTATTGTAACATGTAAGTCCCCAATCATTTTAGCAATCTTTGGGTCTAAGAGAGATAGCCTAAGTGTAAAACAGTATAATAAGAAAGTTGTTAATGTAAGATCAGGGTTTATCAACTTTGACTTGACCTTTGTTGTAGTAAATCACTTGATTATCAACTAAATAATTTAGCCTAAAATAATTAGGGTCATCCAACATTAAGGTGTCATATTTTCTGAGTTCAGTACTATTACTATAATCTACTTTAATTTCGATAGTATTTTCGGTTAGATGGTGCATCAAGAGTTGAACGATTAAAGTAACTTTTAATTCTCCAATAAAATTTACGATTGTCAAGATTCCTTCTTGGTATTTCGAATCGATAACATTATTTATATTCTTTTTCTGGTAAACATGGTTAATATTATTGGCCTTTTTAACATATAAATCATGATTTTCTTCTGGCATGTTACAAAAATCACGATAACCGTTGCCATAACAACGAACAATAAATCCACATGAATGTTCGGAACCAGAATTAATATCGTTCAAGTGATACTGAAAGTTTTTTTTGAAGGCGTCTAAAATATTTTTTTGTCGGAGATCGAGCGAACGATTGATAAAGTGAGCTTTTTCTTTTAAATCTTCGTCTTTTCTAAGACTTTCGCTCAATTCTGGTGAAAGATCATATTCAGTTGATAGCTCCGTAAGAGCCGCTTGAAACATTTGGTGGTAAGACATCTCATATATATAAAGACTAAAATTGGTGCTAAAGAGTTAAAATTGAATTTTTTAATTAATAATTATTAATCGTTTCGAAAGGTATGGTTCATTTCCATAAACTGATAAACTATCTATCAAAAGAGCAAAGATGTATTGCTTCTAATCTAATTGAAATTAAACCGACATCTGATCCAAGTACTAGACTACAAATGCGAATTAAGTCATTATACCAACCGCTCTGTGGACAAGATAATCATTTTGAATTGATTTCGAGTAATGATAACTTTTCTATTATCAATAGTCTTCTCAATCTTCTAACTGTTTACCCAACTAATTATGAATATCTTAAAAACAATCTTAAAGCTTATTTAACCAATTATGTAATTATTTATGGTTCAGTTTTACGTGATTATAAGTTAAATACGACTAAATTAAACTATTATCTGGATAGCGAACTGGACCATGAAGATTTATTATTATTAGCAGCATTGGCTTTTCAAGTAAATATTGTAGTAATTATGGAAAATAAATGTTCTGTTTATAGTCCAGTGAATTTAGATCGTTTCTATATGGTGGTTTATCAGGACAATAATTTTAAATACCATGCGGTTAAATATCAACCAGGACGTCATAATGGATGGACTTTTATTCTTCATAGCTTAAATTTATTGGAACCAGATCACCCTCTGATCAAGAAAATCTTACAGAAAGTTATTGTAGATAAATCAATTTAGGTTTTTACAAAAACCTAAGTTCCAGATTTTAGGAAGAACGGATTCTTGACCATTCTCTTAATATGACAATGACAATGTTTGCAGTTATAACAATGTCTAGTTACTATAACTATACAGAGAATTATTTTTTCATAAAAGTCGATTGTCTATTAGCAAGCGAGCACTAAACGGAGAGACATGACGACGAATTGTATTTTCAATTCAGCGAAACTGAATGTACAACAAGTCCTCCTAAATGTGGAAAAAATGACTTTAATTTTAATTGATTATAAAAGATATATTGGTTAGAATAATGATTGACCCCAGAACAACCTATTTCAACAAAGAGTATGATGGTACTGGAACTCAAATCAATAGATGGAACTCTTATTCAATTTATCACCAATTAGGCCATGACCAGATACTATCTCATATTTATCGTAGTTTATTTAATCCAGGCGATGGAAGTTTAGGACGTTTGCCGGTTTCTAGTTTGAACTATAAGTTGGAAAATGGACAAGAGTTTGAGTTTGAATGGGCCAAGTTAAATATTAATAATTTGGTGAAATTTCGTGAAGTCGAACATATTTTACATTCCAAAGTTGAATTGAGTGGCGTTAAAGTTAAAACTGAATCGCAAACATATCTCAGTTTGGGTCGGAATATTGATCAGGACACAACTCTTCGTTTAGTGATAACTGGTCCAGAACAAATAAAGGAAGTTTTTGCTAATTTGGAAAATTTAAATAACATTGAAGAGAATGTTTCGGTATTAAAGAAACAGCGGATATACAGTACTCCCCTAAGTGAATTAGAATATCTTGATCTGAGATGTCGAATTGCCATTGAGGATAAAGATATGGATCTGGTTAGCGAAATAGATAGTTTTTTGAGAAACAAAAAATCAATTAATTACCGTTTAATCAAACGACAAAGTTTTTTCTTTCCAGCGCCCGTTCAAGGTGGCTCACCTTTTAAAATTGATCTTTCAGTTGTTAAACAAGGTAATACAGTGGATGAACTTTTAAAAAATCGAGAAGTTTATGAAGCTGAACTGGAATTTAGTCCCCGAACATTACGCGAATTACCGCAGTTAGAAAGTTCTGTTATATCAGGGCTAGCTTATCTTATACCTAGTAATTATTTAACTGATTTAAATAAGGTTATGGCCAAGTGGGATCTTTATTTGAATTTTAGTAACGATGATAATTTTACAAATGCGGAAAAGAATCCAGGGTTTCATCAAATACGGGAGAAATGGTTCAACAAAATCCCGAATTGGAGAGAGTTAAATGATCTACGTGATCTTCAATCAACGGTGGTTAATTTTGAATCCAAACATCTAGGACAGATTTATAAAAGTAATAGTTATGCAGTTACTGATAAAAGTGATGGCGTTCGTAATTGGCTATTCATTAATCCAGTTGGTGACGTTTTTTTAATTGATGTGAATATGGAAGTCACCTTGCATCATTCGCGTTTGGAAACGTTTGGTTTAACTATATTGGACGGAGAATATGTTAAGACGAATGAGGGTATGGTTTTTCTGATTTTCGATTGCTTAGTCATAAATGGTGAAAATGTTATGAAATTACCACTTTTAAATACTGATACATCATCAACATCACAGGTTAAATATGGTAGATTATCGCATCCACAATTGGAACAGTTATCAGAATTACTAAACAGCAAAGGTATTTTAAATGAAATCAAGCGATTCCAAGTATTGGTCAGTAATAAAGGCGAAAACGAAAAAGATAGTTTCGACCGGAAAAAGACTATTATCGATAATACGATCCGAGTTGAGAAACCTTATGAAACCGATGGAGTGATTTTCAGTCTTTTCCAACCCAATTATTATCAGATCGTTAAAGGTGGTATTTACTATAATCAATCAAACATTAAATGGAAACCAGCTAATCAACTGTCCGCCGATTTCCTTGTTAATATCCAACGTGATTTTAATGGTAACCATGTTGTTCGAGAAGAAGAAGGTAAAACTTACAAAATGTTGGATTTACATGTGAGAAAAGGTGGTGATATGATACATTATTCTACAATTATTTGGCCATTAAGCAATGATGGGCAACTTCGGTGTATGGAAGATGGCAAATTGAATGGAAATATTATTTATGACGACAGTGTGATCGAGTGTCTACATGGGTTTGCTTTTAGTGAGACACCTGGTATCAGTAAACAAAGTGATTCTGTAACCGGTTTGCCAATTGAGACTGATAGTTTTATAATGAAAAGTGAATGGATCCCAATTCGTTTCCGGCCGGAAAAAACTCAATATAAGCGTCCAAATGCTTTACAAACGGTGAAATCAATAATTCGATATTCTGAATTGAGCAAACCTGAGGCACTTTTAATTAGTTATGAAGAATATTTCCCATTGGTAAGCGGATTTGCGTTTCAACCACAAACCGCCATGGTTTCTAGTTCTAGAGATTTCAGAGGTAAGACTGCTATTACTTCTGAATATAAAAGCGGCCATTATCGTTACCTGTTAAATCTTAATCAAATGGTGAAATTTAATAGTTTCCGACAAGTAATTGATCGTTATAAGAGAACTTATCAACAAGATCAACTAAATCTACTTGAATTAGCAGCTGGTACTGCTAATGATTGGGATAATTGGAATTGTTTAATGAATGTATATGGATTGGATATTGATAAAGCGAGTGTTCAATGGGTTCAGGATGAAGTTGGGAAAGCTAAAAACGGCCAAGGTATATTTAAAGACCATTTGAACGAAGCAAAATTGGCTTTAGAATTCAATGAAATTGATATTTTAGACTGGCAAACTCGTCGTGCTATTATTGATACCTTACCAATGATGGATATAATTACTTGTCAATTTGCACTTCACTTTTTCACAGGTAAAGATGAAGAGTTTAACCAATTTTTAAGTTTGGTTCTAACAAAACTCAAACCCAATGGTGTATTATTGATGAGCACATTTGACGGTTCCAAAGTCCAAACACTTCTACAAAATGATGTTGCCGTCGGTTTAGTAGAAAACGAATTACTCTGGCAAATCACCAAACAGCCATCAGAACAATCAGAGACCGAACAAGTATTTGGCGATGCGATTCGATCAACCATTGTGCCTCTAACGGCTTATTGGACTAATCATGAATATTTGGTTAAATTAGATGATGTTGATGGTCAAGCTGGTATTCATCGCTTGTTTCAAGAAAATGGGTTAAATTTGTTAGAAGAGCGCCCATTCTTGGATTTTATTAACCAAGAACAAATTGATTATTTCCGTAATGGTGAACATTCCGCTAAAAGAGATAAACTGGAACGGATTACTCATGAAATTGCTCGTGTCACTGAATATCCGAATTTACGTGTAATTGCTGATTATCATACTGTATTGGTTTATAGCCGTGGAGGCAATTTAAAGAATCCAACTGAAACTAGTCTTTTTACTGGTCTTGATCCCCGCAGTTTGAATGTGCGACTTGCATGCAGCAAAA